AACATATCAAGCGACAGTGCCAAGTCTTGCGTGGTGAACTGAGTGTCAACGTGAAACTGTGTTGACAAAGTGACAGGAATGCTGGTTTCGTTGAAATCTTCAACGTTCAGCGCAGGGCCAGTCGTACCGATGAAACGGCCAGGACGGCGGACGTTCAGGGTGTTACCGATTTTTGCGCCTACGACGGCAAATTGATCGTCATATTCGCGGTTTACTTCGGACGAAAAGGTTAGTTCGTTTTCCAAGACCATCAACGCTTCGTTGGTGATCTTGCTAATGGTTAGCAAATTGTTGGACATTTCTATTTCCTTTTAGAAAAGGGTGTTAATCAGCGGATTTTCCGCGCAGCACGGGCAGCTTTCCATTGTTGGTAGGTGCCGTGGAAATTGCCATCGGCATCCAAGTTTCCATCAACAGTACTGACCGCGCCTCGCAACGGATTAATCGGCGCTGGCGCTTTTGACTTCCCAACAACAGCTTTCGGTTCCGGCTCTTTTGCCTTCTCGAAGCGTGCCTCGATCTTCCCAATCTCACGAATGGCGGAAACTGCGGACATATCGGCCAACTTCTTTGCATAGTCGGTGTTTTCAGCCAACCAATACAAAATTTTTGGCCCATGCTCTGACTCGATGATCGCATCGCGGACAGGATCGGATACCCGAACCTCACTGCTTTGCACCATGTCATCAAAGTCAGGTAACTCGTTCTTGGCAGCATTCACTCGGTCAGCCCACGCAGAAAACTTTGCTTCCTGCTCTGCTGCCGCTTTACGCGCCTTTTCCTCGTTATCCCGTTCCAGCAATTTCTTGTCAGCGGTATATTCGGCTAACGCTTTCGCGTACTCGAACATATCGTTGAACATCTCCGGCTTTGGTTCCTCGCCTAGATCGCTCTCAGGCTTTTCAGCCGGTGGATTGACCTTCGATTCGAGTTCCCGTAACCGTGTTTCCAAAGCCTCCCGCGCTTCACGTTCTCGCCGCGCTTCTTCTCGCGCCGCTTCCCGCTGCTTAGTTATCTCTGAAAACCGCCGTTCTAGCTTAGGATTCGGCTTCTTTTCCTTAGCCTCATCTGTTGCTGTCGCGTCCTTCCCTTCCCCATCTTGTCCACTCTGATCTGCCTCGGCTTCCGGCTCGGCTTCTGGTGCCGCCTCGTCTGCTGGCTTGTCAACTAGACCAAGTTTCTGGGCTGCGAATTCCGCTAGATTCTCACTGGTCACCACATTAGCGGCCAGTCGTTCTTGCACTTCAGACATAGGTTTTCCCTAAGAATTGACCCGGTGTTCCCGCCGGTAGGTTTATTGTCATCCTGTATTCATTCGTTGTCAAACCATCGGCGGCGCTTGCTCCATCGGCATCTGCTCAGGCATCCCCTGTGGCATTTGCTGCATCGCCTGCTGCGCGGCGGCTTGTTGCATTTGTTGCCCTTGCATCGCTTGCAAAATTAATTCCTGCCCCGCCTGAATGAACGGGTTGCCGGTTTCGTTGACCTCGCCCTCGGCGAATTGCATCTGAGCGCGTTGCTCGGCATCTCGACGGGCGATCTCGGCGTTTAATGCGCCCATTGGAACCCCAGCCAGCACCAGCCGCAGCATGGCATCGACTTCGACCTTGTTTTGGTCGGTGGTGGCTTTCAGGTTGGCTTGGTTGATCTTCGCTTCGTTGATCGTGTCGGTGTTGTAGGCGCGGCTAATAACGTCCATCAGCTTGCGGCGGCTTGCGCCTTCCTCGCGGATTTGCGCGACCTGACCACGGTTCTGAATCTCTAGCTGCATGGCCATCATCTGCTGTTGCATATCGGCAATCGTTTTCTGCGACTGCAATAGCTGCATCTGCGCCTGCGGTGGGATGTCAGATTTCGGATCAATCTGCGAAATCGGGTTCATCGCGGCCAAGCGGTCAGCGATAATGTCTGCGCCTGGGAAATCCATGTTGCGGAACAATAGGTCGCCAGCGGCTTGGAAAACCTGCGGGTCAGCCATTAGCGGCATCATGGTGTCCACAGCCTGCTGGCGCTTGCTGTTGTAGCCAGGACCGGTGTCCATAACCACGTCGTACAGGCCGACCGTGACATCATTCAGCACCTCGCCTGTGGCTTCGACTTGGTTAATCGTTACCATGTCGGGCTTGCCATCGACCCCAATAATGCGCAGCACGCGCTGGGTGTCGTAAATCTTAGGAATCAGGTCAAGGATGATCTTGCCCGTCTGCTTAATGCTGCGGGTCATGTTGTCGTAAAAGTGGAAATTCGACAGATCGACCTGCTGTTGCTGCCCTTGCAATGCCTTGCCCGATATGTTGCCCGGCAACGCCTGCGACGGGTCAAATATGCCCAGCACGGTTTTTAAATCATCCGAAATGGCACTCGACGCAACCATGATCCCATCAGGCGGCGGCTCCGGCTGAATGCGCTGAGGCACCGGCGCAGGCACGCCCTCGATGTCTTTTTGCTTATACCGCAAGACCGGCGTTGACTTTAGGTTAGCCAGCGCCCATTCGCTCTCATGGCCTTCGTCTTGACCTTCGGCGATCAGCCACTTCGGTTTCGGTGCCAGCGCGATAGATTCGGTCAGCGCCGTGCGCCAAAAGTTAAACATCCGCTGCGGGTCTTTGGCGAACCGCACCAGCCCGTATTTCTTGCGCTTGCCCTCGACCACGACCTGCGCCCCGTAGCATGGGATGATCGGGATGTATTTGCCTGGCCACTCGCGTTCTTCCAGCACTTCCATCGCGGTCAGCTTGCACCATTTGACCTTTTTGCGGAACGTCGGGCGCTTGTCCAGAATCGTGATTCCGCTGGCTTCCATCATTTCTGCGCTGGGTAGCTCATCCTGGAACACCTTCGTGCCGTCAGAAAGCAAGACCAGCGTGGCTTTCTCACGCTCGATGTACCAATATTCAGCCAGCCGAATGTCCTCTTTGGTCACCCATTCAGCGTCCGAATCGCCCGTCGCCCGTGCGCTGAAGTTCGCCCCATCATCCGCGCCAGGATACTGCTGACGGAATAGTTCTTTAGCAACGACGCTGGTAATCAGACAACGCTCGGCATCCGATCCGTCAGGCAATACGCTATTTGGGTCGAAATAGACCGAAAACGGATCGTCAATCGCGTCGATAAAGATTTCCTGATCGAATGAATCGTCAGAAATGTAGTTGGTGTTGACCCGCCAGTACCCCCAGCCCATCTTGACCGCGTACTCAAATGCGGTGTCGTAAGCGGTGTCGGCGCTGGAATTGACCTCGATATGCCGCGTGATCCCCTCGATGACTTCCGCAATCTTCAGGTCGCCTTCGTTGTTGACCGGATGCACCTTAATGCGTGGACGCTGCTGGCGTTGCTGGTTGGTCACCTGCCGCACATAAGCGTCAATCTTGTTGATGGTCAGGCAAGGTCTGGATTCTAGGTTGCGGCTGTTCTGAATCTCGACCGGCCATTGATCGCCAGCAGCAAACTTCAGGTCGCCCAGCGCCTCTGCGCGGTTTTGGCTGTCAGCAGTGCCGACCAACCGTAGGAATTTGATGGCCTCGCCAATGCGCCCATCCATATCTTGATACGCCATGATTGTCCTTTCAACTCATCCAGCCGCCAGCGTAAGCGACCGCAGGCTTTTTCTTAACTTTTGCGGGTTCCCGCACCATCAGCGCGATGTACCGAAATGCGTCAGCCCCGTGCGAATATCTGTCGTGCAGCGGATTCCTGCTGAACTGGCCGGTATCAGGGTCAACCTCATAGCGGTAATGGCGCAAGCAGTTTAGACCATCTGCGGTATTTTCTCTATCAAAGTAGCAATTCGGGAAGATAGTTCTCGCGGCGTTGATTGAGTCAACTACCGGCACGCGCTCCAGCACTCGCGTCTTAAACCCTGCGCTTCGCACAATGTCCTCGATGCTTCGACCTGCGGCGGCCAGCGTCTTGTTCTGCGCGTCGTGCGGCAGCCAGATCGTGTCGTACACATAGCCAAAGGATTGCAGGTCAGCCAGATAGCTGGTCATCGTGCGCTGAGTATCCTCAAAGTATCGGATCAGCCGAGTTTCCATCCCGATAAATTGAATGAACCACCACGCCGTAGCATCGGCCCAGCCAAGATCGCAGACTGCGTGGACCGGCTTAGTCGGGTCATACGGCACCTTCATAATCCGGTTCTCAGTCTCGGCTTTGGCCATCTCAGCGCCAAAGATCGCCCCGTCAACCGTTTGGCGGCATAGCCCTTCCCAGACCTGGTTGTACGCTTCCTGATCCCGTGCCTTTAGCGCTTCCTTTTCAGCTTTAAGAGTGTCAGGAAACCACGGATTGTCCGACCAGTTAATCTTTTGCACCACCGCGTCGGGCGGTGGGTACATCACAAACCGCTGATAAGTTTCGTCCGTTTCCAGCTCAGGGTTGAACGTCACCCAGATTTCGCTGTCTTCCTTACGGATGGTCGGCACTAAGATATTCCAGCTTGTCCGGCTAACCGTCTGCGCTTCCTCGACCCAGCAGATGTCGATGCCCTCGTAGGATTTGACGTTGGCGATGTTGTTCTTCAGCCCGACAAACGCAAACTCGCTGCCGTTCTTGCCCCGTAATGCGTTCTGCGTAATCTCGAAGAAACTGGTCAGCTCCAGCGCGACGATCTGGTCGCACAGGAGTTTGTGGACGCTGTCTTTGATCGATGTCTGGTATTCCCGTGCGCAGAGGATGCGCAACGGCGACTTAGCGGCTTTGATGAGCAATGCCCTAGCGACCGCCCAACTCTTTGCCCCGCCCCGCCCACCGTACAGGACGCGATAGCGTGTCTTTGGCGGGTTAAATAAGACTTGCGCCTTAGCTGGGAATTCAGCCTTAGCGACTATGCCCTGAAGGTCATTCATTCGGCTTAATGAATGTCACCTGAATGCCTGTCAGTATCGAACTGCCGTCAGCGTTCTCCAGCGCCACAGCCTGATGCGCCTTCCCGTCCACGCGGTCGATCAGCTCTTTGATCGCCCACGCCTCGCCTTCCTCGGCTTTGGTAATCAATTCCTCAGCAATCTTGCGCAATCTCTCTGGGTTTTGCGTCAGCACAAGACGCAGCTTGTCGTAAAACATCCTCGACTTAGCCGCATTCTGATTGCCTAATTGTCCACCACGCTCTGCCATTCGTTACCAATTCTAAATAATTGATTTCATTTTAGAATTATTTCTTAGGCTTGTCTTTTTTCTCGGCGGCACGTTTCACGGCGTAACTTATCGCCACTGCCTGCTTCACAGGCACACCGGCCTTGACTTCCGCTTTGATGTTCTTTTGGAAAGCCTGTTTACTGCTCGACTTGGTCAGCGGCATCGTTCGCTCCTTTGCTTAGTTCAGCTAGTACACGGTTGTACTCTTGGATTGCGCCGCTGATCTGCAACAGGATCGATTCATGTTGCTTCGCCAGTTCTTGCAGTTCAGCCAGGCGTTTAGCAATTTGGTCAGGTGTCATTTCTTTTTCGCTGTTTTGGCGCTTTCTTTGAACGCTTTAGCCGTGGGTGCGCCTTCTGACCCAGGCTTGCGCATACGCTCAGGGGTCTTGCCTGCTTCCTTCTGGCGCTCAATCCTCTCGCGCTTGGCGTGGATGTTTGCGTACAAACCAGGTTTAGTCGCCATTCGATTCCCCCTTGCACAACTCATCGTCGCCTTTGCTTAATCGCGTCAGCAACATTTGATAAATTGCTAATGAGGTTTCAGCCTGAATCACAAAGGTTTGTGCCTTTTGCAACTCACGCTGAACCTCACTAATTTCAGCTTCGATAAATTCTCGGCTTATTTCCATTACTGGTCAGAAACCATCAGGTAATAAGCAGTGCCAGCACTGTCAACAATCTTAATCTTGTGCGACAGGGCTGCCGAACCCTTAACCGTTACCAACGCAGCAGGCACGTTCATCAGATTGCCAATGGTGCCGCTATTGCTGTTGGTAAAGCGCATAAATGCCGCCGAACCGGGCAGTGTCACGCTGCTTGGGAAATCCGAATCAACCTGAATTGCAGCCAACGTACCGCCAGGCGTTACACCGGCAGCCACGCCCAAAGTGGCACGCAACGCGTTAGCTGCACCACTGATCGAGCCGCCGCTATTCACAGACAAGCTAATGTGTGCGCCGTTAGTGGTCTGGCCAGCGCCCTGAGCTGCGGTTACTTGCGAAAATGCACGCAGTGTTTCACCAGCGCCAGCGCCAGCAAAATTCACACGGGCATAAAAACCGCGCATATCACCCGACTTGTGCGTGGTCTTGGCGTAAGTCTGCGTCAAATTACCCGACGAAATAACGTCAATTGGGGCAGACGATGTGCCGACTTGATAGCTGTTTAATGCTGGGTCTGCGTAGGCAACCCCAATGGCTTGCGTATTAGGCATGATAATCCTTTCAACAATTCCAGTTCTTTAGAGATGCCTTTGCCCGTTCCGCTGGGCCTTTGGCGTGCTTTACCACCCCTTCCATTCTCGCGCAAAAGCTCGCCTTGCGTCCAGCGTCAGCCTTGGTCTTTGGGTTTGGTGCTGGTGGTTTTAAATTCGCGTTATTCTTGCGGTTGTACTCTGCCCGACCCTTCGCGGTCATTCCCGCGCCTTTCTCCGTCGGGTTGTAATTCTTGCCCTTGCCGGTCGTGGTCTTTGGAATAGGCTTGTCGTGTTTAGCCATTTTCAGCCTCGACAATCATGGCGATGTCGGCTTCCTGAATAATCTGGTAATCCTGCCCGTCCACCTCGTGAACCGGCCAATCCAAATAAGTGCCGTTTCCGTATTTCACAAAGTCACCAACCTGCGTGTCCCGCACCTGTGGGCCAATAGCCACCACAGTGCCTTCGTTAAACTTTTCGTTGTTGGGGACGTACAGAATATCCGACAAGCGGCGCACCACAGGGCGCACCACAACGCGATCACGCAACGGTTTAATGTCCATTTTTGGGTCTCCCTCTTTTTTTCGTTTGCGCCACAGGCTCATAAGCTACAGGCTC